GAGTTGTACAGACCCAACTGATTTTGGTAATCTTGATTCGCCAGCCCCAGTTGGTCAATCCCCTGCAAGTTCGGCACCGACGTCTGCGCAGGCATCCCCGGCAGTTGCACCTGATTTCCCGTCCGCAGCGCGTTCAGTTCGTTAAGCGGTCTTGCCCGATCCTGTTGCTGTACGTTGATATTCTGCAGCGCCCACTGCAACGCCCGGTTCTGTTCGTTCTGGTTGAACTGGTTCGACTGCTGGTTGTTCTGGAACGCTTGGTTTGCCAGCTGCGCGTTCAGCCCCGTACTAGCCAACTGGTTCTGGTAAGCTTGATTCGCTTGATTGAACCCCAGATTCTGCCCAGCCATTTGATTCTGATACGCTTGATTGGCGAATTGATTATTCAGCGACGCTCCGGCCATCTGGTTCTGATACGCCTGGTTCGCAATCTGCGCGTTGAGACCGGCTCCTTGCATCTGATTCTGCGAAGCCATGTTCGCCAGATTCCCACTAAGCTGCGTCCCCGCCATTTGGTTTTGGTACGCTTGATTAGCGATATTCGAGTTCAGCTGAGCCGCACTCAATCCATACTGGTTCGCGGCGTTCGCCTCGGCAAGGTTGTATTGATTCGCCTGCCCCGACCGGCCAAGGTTGTAATTAGCCCCCGCGATCTGCCCTTGAAGACCTAGCCCAGCCGACTGCAATCCGACATTCGCCCGGTTCATAGCAAGGGCGGCGTTAGTGTCGATTAAGGACTTCTCCGCCCCAAACCGCGCACCTTCTGCGCTCAGCCCCCTGTTCAGCTCCTGCGTAGCTTCATTCCCGCCAAACTGAATCGAGGCATCCCGAGCATCGGCAAAGGCCCGTTCGCGCTGCGCTTCGAAGTCGTCCATACCACTTCGATAGCCTTCATCTCCCAGGCTAAATCCTTGCGCTAACAATCGATCCTGGAGTTGTTTCTGCCGTTCGGCGTAGTCCTCCTCCATATACCTCGTAGATCGGTTATAGTAGGCTTGTTCGGCCTTATCCCGCGTGTCGTAAGCAGTGTTCCACCCTGGACCGTTCCATGCTAGATCGCCAGTGTTTTGCGGGCCGTCGTAAGAAACTCCGCCTACGCCTATACTAGCCGCACCTGGATCGACAAAATCGCCAGCGCTTTTGTAGGTTCCATTGAATCCAGTTGGCCCGCTGTATTCCTTATCGAAGCTCGTGGGGCCGCCGTAGGAACCGCTGTATCCTGTAGGACCACTGTACGAGCCACTATATCCCGAGGGGCCACTATACTGCCCATTGTAGCTCGACGGGCCGCTGTACTGCGCTGCGCTGATCTGGTTGTAGCCGGGGAGTTGGCTGGCGTAATTCGCGGGCGTCCCGTAGACGTCGGCGAGGTTCCCCAGCATCCCTTCTGCCGTACTGCCAAACTGGTTGCGGATGCGAATGTCTTGATCGTACAGGGCTTGCTGCTCCGGGCTAAGCGACTGGACCATCGTCCACGGCTGGTCATTAGCCGATCCTCCGTATGTTGCCCCGCCATAAGGACCTGTAGCCGTCGACGGGTCGGTCAGCACCCCGCCGGGGGAATCTTCGACCCACCGCTCGCCAATAACTCCGTTGTTTTCCCCGTCACCGCTGCTGTATGAACCGTAAACTGGTTCGTAGTGTCCAGTAGGGGCTTGTTGTCCAGTAGGGGCTTGCTGGACAAGCTGACCGAGGTTCCCTCCTGGGCTACCAGATCCCAGCGTGGTGTTCTGAACCTGCTGCCCTGATGTTTGCGGGGTACTACCGTACTGCCCCGGCCGATACCAGGTCTGTGTCCCGTACGGAGTTACCGAGTTCACCCGCGACGCTCCAAGCATCGTGTTGAACTGGTTGATGTTCGACCGTTCCTGAATCGGAATTATGCTCGCGTAGTCCGGTGCTGCCGGAGCGCTGCCGCCACCCTTGCTTCCCATCTAACTTCCTCCAAATACGCGAATCAGGAGTCAGCCGCGAGATGAGAATGTCGTCCCCATTTCGCCCAGCGCCAATGAGTCTTGCCTCATGAACGGCGCCAAGCTTCTCTTGGAATTTGACAGACCTGATATTAGAAGATTCTGTCACAAAAGTCAATCGGCCACACCCGAGCTGTACGAAACCGTAGTAGCCGATTGCCCAAAGGAGCCATCTTGCACCCGCCGGGCGCTCGATAGCAATAGAGACGAAGATGTTTGAACCGTTGTAGTCTGTAAATGCTGCACCACAGGAAATACCCTTGTCATCGGCATAGCCAAAGGCAGTTCCACCCCCTTTCACCCAGATAGCATTGGTCTTGGAATGCACCCAAGCTCCAATCGCATCATCCATGCCGACGAGGTATGTCATGCGAGAAGTGTTCCTTGCTTGTAGAGCATCTGGGCACCAATCCACGCGACTTCGAAAGTGTTCGAAGAAACCCGGATAAGAGGGGATAGCAACGAACCCTCTTTCGCCGGGATAGTGGTCCAGCTGCGAACGGTCTCCAGTCCCCCGCCATAGGAGGAAGCGTCCCATATTCCAGTATCCCAGATCGCTCCGGGAGAAGAACTTGTCGCAGTTACGGTCTGGAAATTTGCCGTTTGTCGAAAATCAGCGCTAACCCCCACGGAGTAAGCTACTGGGCCACTTGTAGACAACAGGGGTAGAAGCATCACCGGGAGCTTCGACCGAGTGCTGCCGTCCACACGGCTGTAGGCGTACTCAACCTCCCCCTCAATTGCAGACCCGTTGTCAGCGCTCCCGGACTGCGCTTTCATCACCTTCGCTTCTGTGCCGAAGTACAGCTCCCCGCCAAACGTAGCCCAGCAGTTTGCGGCAAGCCCCTCGAATCTACACCACCCGCGGGTCTGTAACTGCATAACGTACTGAATACTATCCGTTGCCTGAGGGACGTTGAGGATTAACAGTTGGTCGCGGGGGTACGTTTCCACCTGCCACCCGAACGTCGAGAAGTAGCTCTTGGCTTGAGTTACAATATCTGGCTCGATGTTCCTCGACAGAGCGGTCGTTGCTTCGATTGTCGTGGACTGCATGACTTGGGATAGCGGGAACAGCCCCCGCTCAGTCAACACGACCAGATCCCCACCCATCTTAGTCAAGCATCGGCGGCCGATAGGCCTCCCAATAAAGTACGTCCCGACATGAGCCCATGTACTAGCTGAACTCGGGTCTGTTCCCCGGAACACAATTACCTGGCCTTCACTCGTCACCACGACCAGGTTATCATCCATCCCTGTTCCGGCATCAAGTGTCCAAGTCCCGATCGCCATTACATACCCGCCGAGCTTCATGTGCTGCTCGACGTTCAAGGCTGTAACTCCCGCCGTCCCTGTCACCGCCCCGGTTGGCAGGTAGTGCAGCAATTTCGAGTCCTTCTGGACAAAAAACAGCCGTTGCTGGTAGACTTCAATCCCAATCAGCGTGTTAGTGGCCAGTGATCCAAAGGTAGCGACAGTTGTCCAGGTTGACCCGTTGTAGTACCTAAAGTCGTCTGTTCCGTTAACCAGGCATACCCAATTGGTACTGCTATTGGCGAAGTTGACCCACTGCCATCTGGCGTTGGTGGCGGCAGAGGAAACAGCTCCAATTGCTCCGTTGCTGGTGACATCGTATAACCCCTGATCCGTGGCAGCGAACATCTTCGCACCAGACCCGGACGGTTGGAAGACGACGAGGGTTTCAATTTCCTTGCCCGCCGTGAACCCAGTTGCCCAATCCTCACTCCCCAACCGAAGCTTGCACTTGTCTGGGTAAGGGATAAAATTCTTCATCGACAGGGCGTACCCTGGCGGGGTCGATGCGATGTTGATGAGGCTGTTCCAGCCCAGCGTAGGTGCGGGGAAATCAGCCGCCAGCGCAGTTTCTTGCGGAGGCGCTCGGCGGGATTGCAGGGCTTGGCGCATTACGGAGTTACTGGGGAGTCGATCGGAACCCAGATGCCGGGCCGGTAGTCTCCCTCGCAATCAGCCATGCTTAGCTTGCGGGCGCTCGAATTATTGGCGAGGAGATCCGCGGTCATACCTTCGAACGATCGAAGCAGCTCGGCATATGGTAGGCCTTTTTCCTCTTTCCACTTGTACCGAAGGCCTAGTTTGACCAAGGCTTCAGGGAACAGGATAACGTCACTGTCCGCTGTGATCGACGACTTAGCTGTCCCGCCGGAGTCGGTTGCCCAGGTATTGACCTTGTAGAAGGCCGTCAACGAGTGCCCAGCGGCGGGCGCTGGCGTGATGTACAAGTGGTTATCGTAGATCTTGTACTCCGCAAAAGCCGACCCACCGACACTCGACACTTGGTCTGCTTGGAAATCCGAGGTCGTCAGCGGCCCATTAATGAACGTCCGCTCGGTCTCGTCCCACAGCGTCATCGCTATGATATTGATCAAGCTCGTTCCGAAGATCGTGGCCAGGGTTCCTTGGTCCTCTGCCGCTAGCGACGTCCACGACGTCTTCCGTTTCAGCAACTCCTGCCACTGAAACCGAGTCGTGATTTCCTCGCAAAGTTCGTTCAACAGGGAGGCAAGCTGCAACGCTTGCACATCCCCCGCGAACAGGCTGCTCGGCACCGCCAATCCAGTCCGGCGGGAAAACTCCTGACAAATCGCGAGTGCCGTGGCCATTTACGCTGCCTTTACATCCATTTTTTCCAGCTTCGCCATGATCCCATCAAGTCGTTTTTTCAGCGACTCGTTTTCCACCCGCAGGGCTTCGAGTTCCGCGGTCGTCTTGTTGCTCTCTCCTCCGTTGATCTGAAGGAAGTCGCGGGCACGTTGGCGAAGGGCAAACCCGCCCATTCCAAACGCATCCAGCCCGCCATCCGGCAGGTTCGCTAGCTGCTCCACTGTCTGCACTCCAGCCCCGATGAAATGCTGGCGTTGTGCAGGAGAGAGAACGGCCCACTGCGCAAGTGGCGTACCATCAACCGGCATTTCCTGCCCTGCTTTCCATGCTGCATAGCCCTTTTCGATCTTGTCGAGCCACTCGTCAGGGAACCGAGACGCAAACATCGGAACCGAGGAATCCCCCGTCCGAATCTCTTGCCGCCCGGTCTCGCGTTGTTTCTGTTCCAACCACTCCGAGTACACCTGCTCGATCTGTTCCTTACCACCGCTACCCAGCGGAACAATCAGAATATAATCCACGTCCTTCGTCATAAACCTGCCGTGCTTGATCGAAGCTGCACGATCTTCTACCGGCCGAACCTCGAACCGGATAAAGGGCATTGCGTTTTCTCTTTGCATTGTGTTCTCCATTCCCCAAAATCTCCCCAAAAAACCCAGAGAGGCGAACCTCTCTGGGAAAGCCCGTGGGGAAGTCGGGCGGTTACGCGATGCCGGTGATACCGGCGGCTTGCGGGTACGACAGGGCGCAGTATGCCTTGCCGGTAGACGGCGTATCCGTCGCGCTCATCCAACGAGCGCCGGTGACAAGGTATTGAGCGGTCGTCAGATCATCCAGCGACCCGTCGGTGGCGCTCAGGGAAACCAAGGCGTCAGCGGAGACCGTCAGGGCAGATGCAACTGCCGTCCCTGCGATTTGATACCAGCCGTACTGGTTGGCCACATTCGCGCTCATGGCGATGGCGACGGGACCGCGGCTTGCCGCGACCGTGCGGGTCGTTGCAAAGGCCTCGTCATATACAACAGCATTGCCTGCTACCGTCGAAGCCACGCCCTTCAGGTAGATGAACTCACCTTCCCCGAGTGTAGCGCTAACGCCTTTGATCCGAGTGCCCAGAATATGCTCCGCCGTCGTGCGCGTGTCATCCAGAGCTTGAGCCCCGATCCAAGGGCCAGTTGCTTTGTAAGTCATTTCAAGTCCTTTCGATTTGGTTCCACATTATCGCGGGATATTGTGGCCCCGTTACGCCTTCATCACGCCTTGCAGCGCCCGGTTCGTCACGACCATGTTGCCCATCCAGAGAATGGGGATGATCACGCCATCCTGGTTGTACGGGCTGACCTGATCCTGTACGGTCAGGTTCGCGTCCGAGTGCGCCACGAGCTTGATGTAATCCGTGTTGAGGAAGTACGCGTGGGCCGACGAGATGATCCCGTTGCCTTCGAAGAAGCACGTTGCAGTCTTGTACTTCAGGTTCTGCATCCCGGCTTCGGCGTCGTTGATGTTGAC